TACTTATATCATTAGATATATTGAGCAGGAAGCCAATTGGTCTTTAGCCAATTGGTAGTTCACGTTATTAGAAACTAGAAAAAATCTGCTTATAGAAAGGAAGGTTGTGTAATTCTTCCTGCCCCTAAAGGAGTAGGTTTCCTTATACAGTTATTATGAAACAAACTTTACAAGCTAAAAAATCAGCCTTTGAAAAAGATAAGTTCATGATGAAAACTAAAAAATGGACTTATTATTATAGAAATAATTTACATAAGTTTTGTGAAGATTATTTAAATATTAATTATTTAAAGCTTTTTCAAATTATTTTACTTACAATGATGGATTTTAGTAACCATTTTATGTTTATTGCATCTCGTGGTCTTGGTAAAACTTTCTTAGTTGCATTGTATTGTGTTTGTAGATGTGTTCTATATCCAGGCACAAAAATAATTGTAGCATCTGGAAATTTAAACCAAGCAAAAGAAATAATAGGTAAAATAGAAAAAGAATTTATTCCTAAATCTCCACTATTGAATATGGAAATTAAAAAGATAAATACTACTGGTAGTCCCTATGTATTGTTTGGAAATGGTAGTTTTATTGAAGCTGTAGCTAGTAACCAAGGAGCACGTAGTAGAAGGGCACATATAATTATAGTCGACGAGTTTAGGTTAGTTCCTAAAGACATCATAGAAATGGTTTTAAAGCGTTTTATAGCTAGTGAAAGAACTCCAGGCTTTATGAGTACTCCAGAATATAAAAACGAAAAAGAAAAATATATAGAGAGAAACAAAGAATTTTATATGACTTCTGCATGGTTTAAAAATCATTGGAGTTGGTTAAGTTTATTAAGTTACGCTAAAAATTTAATAAGCGATAAAAAATATTTCTTATGTGCTTTTCCTTATCAAATGGCTATTAAAGAAGGTCTTTTAAATAAAGAACAAGTTGAAGAAGAAATGTCAGAAAGTACTTTTAACCAAGTTGTTTTTGAAATGGAAATGGAAACAAAATGGTTTGGACAAGGTAAAGACGCTTTCTTCCAATATGATGAAATTGTAAGCTGTAGAAATTCTACTGATATTGCTTATGTTTATAAAGATATAAAATATGTTGGTAAAGCTATAAAAGTTTTAGAAAAAGAAAAAGATAGCTTTAGAGTTCTTGCTATAGATATAGCAGTTATGGCAGCAAAAAAAGATAAGAAAAATAAAAACGATGCTTCATCAATTACTGTAATTGAATTTAAAAAGAATAAAAATAAAATTCAAAAGAAAGTAATTTATCTTGAAAATTTCGATGGCAAACATGGAAAACTTCAAGCTTTGAAAGTTAGACAATTAGAAAAACAATTGGAAATAGATTATATTGCAATAGATAAAAATGGTGTTGGCAATGGTATATTAGACTATTTACTAGAAGATATAATCGATGAAAAAACAGGTGAAACTTACTATGCTACAAACTGTATGAATAATCAAGTTATAGCAGATAAATATTTAGGTAGTAATAGGTTTCCTGTAAAAAATATTTATGCTGTAGATACAACTCCAGCTGCTAACTCTAATTATGCTTTTAAATTAAAAGATGCAATAAATTCCAATATTTTAAAATTACCACTTACCGAAAAAGCTTTCGATGAATTAATGCAAAATAACAAAGAATATCAAAAACTAAATGAAAGTCAAAAGTTAATTTTAAAACTGCCATACATTCAAACAACTTTGTTACAGAATGAATTATTAGGATTAAATGGAACTGTAGATGGTAATTTATTGAAAATCAAAGAAAGTTCAACAGCTAGAAAAGATAGATATTCTTCTCTTGCTTATGCTAATTTCTTTTGTGATTTTTTACTTGGAGACAAAAAAATTAGAAGAAATAGAGAAGAAAAAAAAGAGAAAAGAGAGTTATTGTTTAGACAACCAAAATTAAGAAAATAACGACATAGAAAGTTGGTGAGATTGTGCCACAAAAACTTTCCAAAGAAAAAGAAAAAAAAATAAATCCTAGTAGACTAGTTAGTGGATTTTCACCAACAGGTAGTAAATATAATATTTATGCATATGATAAAAAAGCTCTCAATAGTAAAATTGGTTTTGCTAATTTAATCGATAACGGTTTAATTCCCTTAAATGCTAGTACATTTAATTATTTAGACTCATCATTAAAAACTTATACTAAAGAAAATATTGAAAGTTTTATAAGAAATATTACTTCTGAAAATTCGCAAAAAGAGTTAAGAAAAGCTAGTAGGTATATGTATGTTACTGTTTTACAATATCAAACATTAATTAACTATATGGCTAATTTACATTATTTAGCATATACTATAGCTCCATTTAAATTTTCTAGAGATAAATTAAATGTAAAAGCTTTTACAGCTGGATATGATAAAACTTGTAATTTTCTAGAAATATTTAATATAAAACATATAGTTAGAATAATGACTAAATATTGTTTGGTTGAAGATGTGTTTTATGGTTATAAGTACCAAACAAAAGATAGTTTAACAATTAAAAGATTAAATCCAGATTTTTGCAGATTAAGTAGAAAAGTTGATGATTGTTATAAATTTAGTTTTGATTTTGAATATTTTTCTTCTAAGAAAGATGAATTAGAATTATTTGGAGACGAGTTTATAAGGCGTTATCAAGATTATTTAAACAAAACTGCAACTAGATGGCAAGAATTAGATATAAATAATCAAATATGCTTAAAGTTTATGGAGAATATTCCCTATCCAGTAGTACCTTTTACTGGAGCTATGACGAGTGTTTTTGATATTGAAGACTATAAAGCTTTAGCTAAATCTAAAACTGAAATGGATAATTATAAAATTCTTGGATTAGAAATTCCTATTGATGAAAATGGCGAGTATAAATTACTAGATAAAGATATTGAAGATTATTATGCTTCTCTATGTAATGTTTTACCAGATAATATTGGTGCTTTTGTTAGTGCTATGAAAGTAAATGAATTTTCATTTGAGAAAACAGCTAATAAAAATTCCGATAAAATTGCAGAAGCTCAAAGAAATTTCTGGAATGATGTGGGTATAAGTTCTTTATTATTTGGTGGCGACACTCAAAATAAAGATATTATGAAAAATTCTATAAATAGTGACGAAGGCATAATGTTTAGTTTTATGAAACAAGTTGAAAGAAATATCAATCTATTTTTAAAACAACTTAGTGGAACTCAAAAATTTAAAATTACATTTATAGATGCTAGTATTTATAATAAGAATGATAACTTTAATCAAGCCTTAAAAGCAGCACAATATGGATTGCCTACAATTTCACAATTGTTTGCTTTATTAGGATATGAACCTTACGACTTACAATCAATGAATTATTTAGAAGATGAAGTTTTAAAACTAAAAGAAAAATTAATTCCTTTATCTTCAAGTTTTACACAAACAGGCAGACCTACAAACGCAGAAACAGGCGGTGATACTAGTGAGTAAAGATTTATTTATTATAACTAAAGATGAAGATACTTATATAAAATTAAGTAAAGCAGGATATATTTTACTTAACACAAGTTTCAAAAAGAATGAAAATACATATATTTTTTTAGATAGCAATGGTAAATTTTCAAAAGAAAACAACAATTATCCTAAAGCTTACATAACAAGTAAGCTTTGTATGTAAGGTCGGTGAATAAGATGTCAAGAGAAATAGTGTCTATAACAACTATAGAAAACAAATTTACAATCCAAGAAAATATTGAAATGGCAGACAATTCGCCAGAACTTATGGATTATGGTTATATTGATATTGCTTATACAGGATTAAATAGAAATGATTTTATTATAAGTGAAGAAACTTTTGAAAATTCTTTAAAAACAATACATGGTATTCCTGTTGTTGTTAATTATAATATAGAAAGCAATACCATAGGTGAACATGATGAACTTGTAATTCTTAACAAAGAAAATAAAATAGAAAATATTATTAATCTTACTCAAGGTATTGGATTTGTTCCACCTAATCCTAAATTAGAATGGGTGGAATTTAAAGAAGAAAATGGTGAAATTAAAAAATATTTAAGAACAGAAGTATTTATTTGGAAAAGAATGATGGGTTATGATTACATCAAAGAAAAAGAATTTACCAAT